ATAAATATTATACTCCGAGTATTGAGGAGTTTCATGTAGGGTTTGAATGTGAGACGTTTGATCAGGATAAAGCACTAGAACAATTTGATAAGAAATGGGAGCATAAAATGTTTTATGGTATTAATGCTACATTCAAAGAAGATCCTTGTTTTAAACCTCATATTATTGATGGTAATGATATATGGCGATATTGGGAGAATACACATTTAATCCCTATGTATTTTAGGGTTAAATACTTAACTAAAGAAGATATTGAGTCATTAGGGTTTATTAAAGATACTAATGTAGATGAAATATTTAGATATTATATGTTTTCTGAATCAAAAAATGGTGGAGAATTAAATTTAGAATTATTTTATTATTATGATAAAAACAGATTAAAAATTACTAATTGGTCTGGATCTTATAATTGGGATTTGTTTGATGGGATTATAAAAAATAAATCAGAATTAAAAACTTTACTAAAACAGTTAGGTATAGATGTACAAAATTAATTTTAAAAAGTTTGAAAATACTGATAAGTTTAGACCTGCTGCTATCTATTTTGAAAAATATGGAGAGTATACATCTACTCCTAGAGGTACCACTGCATATAGGGAATATTGGGAACAAGAAACAGACCGTTGTTTAAATGGATATACTGCAGAAGATGGAGAACGTATAACTGGTTATAATTATTGGTATCTAAACTATTGTGTTATAATACGAATGGTAGATGTAGAAACAATATCAAAAGACGGTACTGTTTCTGTTAAACAAAAAAGAGAAAGAGCTTTTCCTAGATTTTATGATTTTGATAAATATTTTTTTGATACTATAGAACAATGCGAAATAGAAGGTAGACATTTAGCTGTACTAAAAGCTAGACGTAAAGGTTATTCTTATAAGATAGCTTCTATGTTAGACCGTAATTATTTTCTTATTCCAGATAGTAAGGGTTTTGCTTTAGCTTCTAAATCAGAGTTTTTGGTAAGAGATGGTATCTTATCAAAAGCATGGGAGATGATGGATTTTATAGATGAGAATACTGCTTGGGGCAAGAAAAGACAAAAGATTGATACTAGGTTACATAAAAGAGCTTCTTTAGTTATAGATAAAGGAGACGGTATTAAAACAGAAATAGGATATAAATCAGAAATAATAGGGGTAACATTAGGTAATGATTATAACGCTGCTAGAGGTAAATGTTTTGGAAAAGGTACAAAAGTATTAATGTATGATGGAAATTTAAAAGAAGTAGAAAAACTAGAGTTGGGGGATTTATTAATGGGACCAGATAGTTGTCCTAGAAAAATACTAGAATTACATTCTGGAATAGATAAATTATATAATATAATCCCTAGGAATGGTATAATACAAACGGTAAATTCAAAACATGATATTTATACCTACAGTCAAGTTAAAGGTCATGAAGGGTATAAATTATTAACACCAGAAGCTTTTATTAATTTAAATGAAACAACTAAACGATACTATAATCTAGAAAAAGTTTCTGTTAATTTTAAAGAAAAAGAATTACTGTTAGATCCTTATTTTTTAGGATTATGGTTAGGCGATGGTTCTTTAAGAAAATCTGAATTAACTACTGCTGATTTTGAAATTATAACATATCTTCAAGAATTTTGTAATAGTAATAATTTACGATTAAATCTTTTAACTAAAAAACATAAAAACAATAAAGCAAAAGAATGTATCATTTCTGGTAGATTTGGGTATTTAAGAAAGTTATTAAAAGAAATAAAAGTTTTTGATCATAAACATATTCCTTTTGAATATCTTAACAATTCTACAGAAAATAGATTAAAATTATTAGCCGGGTTAGTAGATACGGATGGCTATTATGATAAAAAATATAAACGAATTGAAATAGTTCAAAAATCAAAGAGATTAACAGATGATATTGTTTATCTTTGTAGAAGTCTTGGATTCAAAACAACAGTTAATAAAAAATATTTAAAAGAATATGGAGTATATTATAGAATATTTTTATTTAATGATTTACATAGAATACCAACTTTAATAAAAAGAAAACAAGCAGAAATTTATGTTAAACAACAGTTGAATTCTTTTCATTCTAAATTTACAATTGAATATAAAGGAATAGGAGAATATTATGGTTTTACTGTAGATAAAGATAATTTATTTTTATTAGAAGATTTTACAATATGCCACAATTCAGGAAAGTTAATGATATTTGAAGAAGCTGGTTCTTTTAAACATTTAAAGGCAGCATGGCAAGTAGCCAGACCCTCTGTAGAACAAGGATCTAATGTTCATGGTTTGATGATAGCTTTTGGTACAGGAGGTACAGACGCAGAAGATTTTGAAAGTTTAAAAGATTTGTTTAACGAACCTAATGCCTACAATTGTTTAGAAATAGAAAATGTTTGGGAGGAAACAGGAGTTGTACAACCAGGTGGTTTCTTTGTTCCTTATACAGCAAATCTTGATGGTAAAGACGAATCAGGAAATGACTTATTTATGGACAAAGATGGGAATTCTTTGATATCAAAATGTAAAGAATTTGTATTAAAAAAGAGACAAGAAGTTATAGATAATGCCAGTGATAGAACAGCAATTGATAGACATGTAGCAGAAAATTGTTTAACTCCAGCAGAAGCTACTCTTAATATAAGTACTAATATTTTTCCTAAGGAAGAACTATTAAAACATTTAGCAAACATAAGAAACAGCACCAAGTTAAAAGAAATGAAACAGGTAGGAGATCTTGTGTTTGATGGTACTGGAAAAGTAGTATGGGTTCCCACAAGTAATCCTATGGATTTATTAAAATATAGATTACGTCCTGATGAAAAAACAAAGGGCAGAATGAAAGGACAAATAGTTATATGGGAACATCCTATAGATAATCCTCCTTATGCGTTGTATGTTGCTGGCATAGATCCTTATGATCATGATAAATCTACTACAGATTCTTTACTATCTGTTTTTATATATAAAAGATTTTCTTCTATTTCTGAAACAGGAAGAATTATTGTAGCCGAATATACAGGTAGACCAGATTTTGCAGAAGAAGCTTATGAGGAAGTACGTAAATTATTGTTGTATTATAACGCTACCGGACTTTATGAAAATCAATGTAAAGGTATGTTTCCTTATTTTGCTTCCAAACATAGCGAGTATTTATTAGCAGACCAACCAGATATAATACGGGATATAGTAAAGAATACTAATGTTAGTAGAGGTAAAGGTATTCATATGCCTAAAGAAATAAAAATATGGGGAGAAGGCAAAATTAAAGAATGGTTAACAGAAGAATTATCTCCTGGGGTATTAAAACTAACTACTATAATGTCGGAACCTCTTATAGAAGAACTTATTGCATATAACGATAAAGGTAATTTTGATAGGGTTATAGCCTTTATGTTATGTTTAATTTATGAAGAAGAATTGTTTAGAATTATTGTTAAAAAGCATAAGAAGGATGTTAATGACAGAATGATATTTAAGGAACCCTTATTTCAACAAACAAATTTTAAATTTTAAATAAATGAATAATGTAAGCGCATTACCTATACAAAAACTTCCTATGTCTAAAAAGAATAAGGAATGGGGAGAATCAAATATAAAATATTGGATAGGAAAATATAAATCAGATTTATCAAAATACGAAGAAATTAAAGTTTGTGAGGATTTATATGATAGTATATATAATGAAAAAGATATACAATATGTAACTAATCCTTTTAAAGTACAAGAAGGGTTTCCTGCATCTCCCCATAACTTTAATATAATAAAACCTAAAATAGATTTACTTATAGGAGAAATGTCTAAAAGAATGGATTCTTTTAAAGTATTTCATACTAGTGAAGAAGCTGTAAGTAGAATACAAGAGAAGAAAGTACAAGTTTTAAAAGACTATATTTCTTCTTATGTAATGCAAGAAGGTTTTGATCAAGAAGAAGAAGAAAAAAGGTTAATGGAAATTGAAGATTATTTTAAAGGTTCTTATGTAGATGAAGCAGAAGAAGCTGCTTATCACTCCTTAAACTACCTTAAAGAAAAATTAAATTTAGATTTTACTACTTTAAAAGGTTTTGAAAAAGGACTAATAACAGGAAAAGAAATATACTATTGTGGAATAGTTAATGGAGAACCCTACGTAGAAAAGGTAAATCCTCGTTATTTTGCTTATGATGAAAACCCAGATTTAGAAAATATAGAAGAAGGAGAGTGGAGTGTATATCGTATACCTATGACTATTCCTGGTATACACGATCGTTTAGGGGATCTTATGACAGAGAGTCAATTTGATGATTTAGTAAAGAGGCATTGTGCTCCAGCTTTATCTAACAAGGCTAGTGATGTTAATTATTCTCCTATAGTAAGGAGTGCTCCAAGTTGGTTTATAGGAGATAGTAGTACCCCAGAAAATACTATAGATGTATATCATGTAACATGGAGATCTTTTAAAAAGATTGGATTTTTAAATATACTTGACGAAGAAACAGGAGAAACAGAAACTATAACAGTAGATGAAAATTATACTGCTCTTCCTACAGATGATATTGAATGGGAATGGATTACAGAAATATGGGAAGGTTATTATATAGATGATGATTTATACGTTGGGATACAGCCTATAGAAAATCAAGAATTTTCTGTTGATTCTCCTAATAATAACAAACTACCTTATATAGGTTCTGTATACGGAAATAAATCTTTGGTATCATTAATGAAACCTTTGCAATACATGTATATAATTGTATGGTATAGATTAGAATTAATGTTGGCTAGAGATAAAGGTAAAGTAATGTTAATGGATATTACTCAAATACCTAAATCTATGGGTATAGATGTTCCTGAATTTATGCATTATCTGTCTTCTATGGGGGTTGCTTTTGTTAATCCTTATGAAGAAGGGTGGGATATACCAGGCAGAGAAGGGGGAAAACCTGCTGCTATGAACCAGTTTAATGCTATGGATTTAACAATGGGAAATGTTTTAGCAGAATATATCAGTTTACTTGCTAAGATAGAAGATATGATAGGTGAAATTTCTGGAGTATCTAGACAAAGACTTGGTCAAGTTGAAAATAGAGAAACTAAAGGAGGAGTTGAAAGAGCTGTTGTAAACTCATCACATGTAACAGAATTGTATTTTTATACACATAATAACATAAAGAAAAGGTTATATAATTATCTTCTTAACTGTGCTAAAATTGCATGGTCCAGAAGCGATAAAAAGAAACTGTATTATATAATGGATGATTCAAATCGTGCTTTTATTGATTTGAATGATGAGTTTTTATATTCTGATTTTGGTGTATTTGTAACAGATTCAACAAGAGAAAACAACAATATAGAAGCTATTAAAAGCTTATTACAGCCTGCTATGCAGTCAGGAGCTACATTACTTGATGCTGCTTATATTCTTACTTCTAGTAATATGTCTATGATTAAATCTAGACTCAAAGATGTAGAGGCAAGGAGACAAGACGCAGAACGTAAACAGTCTGAAATGCAACAACAGTTAGCAGTAGAAACAAAAGAATTACAGATGGAACAGTTACGTCTGAATGAAGAGGATTCTATTCGTAAAGCCGAAACCTCTATACAAGTTGCTTTAATACAAGCTGGTAGCAATTCTGATGAAACAGATAATGCACCTTCTAGTTTAGATATAGAAAAATTACAATTAGATAAGGAAAAAGCTAAGAACGATTATGAAATTAAAAAATCTAAGGTAGAAGAGGATAAACGTAAAAATAAATCTAATGAAAGTTTAAAAGAAAAGCAACTTAAAATACAAAGTTCAAAAACAAATAAAACAAGCAAATAACTATGAAACAAGAAGAAAGTGCTTTCGATATTATGGCTAAGGAGCTGTCTTCAGTAGCATCAGAACTTACCGATGAAGAATTGGAAGTTATTGAAAACATGAAGACAAGGACAATTTCTAAGGAAGAAGACGAAAATACTGAAGATGAAGAAATTGATACTGAAACCGAAACTGATGAATCTGAAGAAGAAGAAACAGAAGAGGATGAAGAGTTAGATAAAGAAGATAAAAAGGAAAAGAAAGAAACTAAAGAAGATGATGATTTAGGTGAATTTGAAGAAGATATTACTAAATTTGTTAAAAATAAAATAGAAAATAAATTAGGTATATCTTTAAGCGATTCTTCTAAAATAGAAGATATAGTAGACGAGTTATCATCAATGGTAGAGGAATCTACTAAAAATCTTTTTGCAAACGAGGAAGTGGAAGAAATAAACGAATATGTTCGTAATGGTGGAGATTTAAAGAAATTCTTTTCCGAATCATATTCTTCAGGTGTTGATTTAGACGTTGTAGATTTAGATAGTGTGTCAGATCAAAAACGTATAATGAAAGAACATTTGAAAAATAGAGGTTATTCTGATGCTCAAATAGAAAGAAAACTAGATCGTTATGAAGACTCTGGAGTGTTGCAAGAAGAAGCAGAAGAAGCTGTAGAAAGTATAAAAGAATATAGAGAATTAAAAAAGAAAGAGCTATTAGAAACACAGCAAAAACAAGCAGAGGCTATTAAAAAACGTAACGAAGTTTATATAAATAACGTACAGAAAAGTATAAAAGAATTAGATAACGTGTATGGTCTTACAATAACAGATAAAGACCGAAAGGATTTGTATAAATACATGTTAAGCCCTGAAGCAGATGGTAAAACCAAACTGCAGAAAGAAGCTTTTGAAGATCCTAAAAAATTTGTAGTATATGCCTTACTTACAATGAAAGGTGATGCTATAGTTAAAAAAGCCCTAACTAAGGGGGCATCTAATACAGCAAAATCATTAAAAGACAAATTATCACAAAAAGGTAATAGAGTAAAAAGAAGTAATACCAAAGAAGGTGAAGTTAGTGGTTTAAGCGCTTTTGCTGCAATGCTTAGAAAATAAATACAAAAACAAATTAAATTAATATGGAAAATAACGTTCTAAATTCACTTGTCCTATATAAGTCTAAATATTTCAATGATCTTATAGAAGAAAATAAACTTTCCAATGCTCTTATGCTAGAACGCTCAAAAGTATCGACAGTATTGTCATATATTTTTGGTATCTATGAGGGTGCTGGTAATGTTATTGACTTGCTCACTAATGGACTTGGTCGTACTGTAACTGTTGATTCGAACGAGTACGAATGGGATGTAATGATTGATCATGAACGTGCTGTTACCATTAGGGACGCTCGCTGGCAGGGCTCCGCTATTCAATCCACTGATACCCCTGGAATCGGATTGACTCCAGTACTTGTTTGGGTAGACGAAAAGTTGTTTGGACCGGGTGCTGTAGTAGCTTTTGATGACCGTACTTATCAAGCACGTGTTATGGGAGAGCCTTATCAAGATGGTAATGAATGGGTATATACTTTGGTTGTTTCTGATGGACAACCCGATTCTTTTATTTCACCGACGGTTCTTGCAAAAGGATGTCAGTTGAGTAGAGAAGGTTCATTGTATGAAGAATACAGTGAAGAAGCTGATATCGTGAATTATATGACTCCGTTTAAGATGCGTAATCGTCTTAACATTATGAGGCTTACTTACGATATTACCGGTTCAGCTTACAGTACTGTTATGGTTATCGAAATGAAAGTACCTGGTACTAATAAGTCTACTAAATTATGGGCTGATTATCAGGAATGGGTAGCTCTTCGTCAGTGGTATAAAACTATTGATCGTTGGGGTTATTACTCAAAACATAACGCTACTTCAGATGGTACTACCTTGTTAAGGGGTACTAATGGTCGTCCTGTATATTCTGGAGCTGGTATTGAACAGCAAATTGCACCTGCTAATATTCGTTATTATACGACTTTAACTCTTGATACTATCCGTACATTTATGGCTGACTTGTCATTTAATATTCTTGACAAAGGACAGCGTAAATTTGTAGCTCTTACTGGAGAAATGGGTATGCAAGAATTTGACCGTGTAATGCGTTCAGAAGCAACCGGTGCTACGATTGTAGATACTACTTTTATTAGTGGTTCAGGTCAGGAACTTACCCTTGGTGGTCAGTTTGTTACATATAAATGGTTGAATGGAATGGAACTTACTGTTAAACATTTTCCTTTGTTTGACGACGTTGTTCTTAATAGAAAACTTCATCCTGTATCTGGCCGTCCTCTTGAATCTTATAAGTTCTTATTCCTTGATCTTGGTATGAGGGATGGTGAACCTAATATTCAGAAAGTAGTTAGACGTGATCGTGAAATGGTAATGTGGCATATAGCAGGTTCTGTCGCTCCTAAGACAGGTCATGCTAAATCAATTAGTACTCTCCGTGCTAACGCAAAAGATGGGTATTCTGTAAACTTCTTGACCGAATTTGGTTATATGGTTAAAGATCCTACGACTTGTGGTATGCTCGTCTGTGATGCTGAATAATAAATAATTAAGGTAATTTATGGAAAAAGTTATATTACGCCCTATATCTAGAAATAAGTGGGCAGGAATAAGTAAGTACAAAGGATGTTATACATATCTTGCTCCTTACTTAACCAGGAGTGGTAGTTTATATACTGGGTTGAGTACAGCTACTCCGGAGGAAAGAGCAACCAAAGAAAGACTAGAACAGGCTCTCGGACAGGATTTATCCCCGATGTCGAAATTTTGGGAATCTTACTTTATACGAATTGGAAGTACAGATATCTTTATAGATCCGTCGACTCCTAGAGGAGAGCTTGATTACCTTTTCTTAAAAAAACATAAAAGAATTGCATCTACTGTTAATAAAGTTCTTCCTTCTCATGATTTTGTTTTGATAGATGAAAACGAAGAAGCTAAAGTAGTAAATGAATATAATAGAAATAAGAGACAAGCATTTAAAGAATTAGATAAAATGTCTCCCTCAGATAAACGTAGAGCACTTAGGATATATGGATTTAATCCGGAAACTTCTACAGATGAAATGATAGAAAATAGACTTACAGATCTTATAGAAAAAGATCCTAAGAAGTTCTTTTCCTTATGGGTAGATAACAAGAAGAGAGATACAGAATTTCTCATTAAACAAGGTGTCGCTTTAAACGTATTATCAAAGAACAAAACTGTTTATAAATATGGACAGGATGTTATAGGTCATACACTAGAAGATGCTATTGATTATCTTGATAATCCTATTAACCAGGAAACTAAAATTGCTATACAAAAAAATATAAATAGCATTAAATAATGAATATATCTGAAATGCATATTGCAGTAAAGTTGGGGCTAGATAAATCGTCTAGCCTCGAACTTCCTGCTTTTGAACCAGAAGAAATAGACTACTGGTTAAATAAGGCAATACTGTATTTTATTAATACTAGATATTCTGGTAATAATATAAAACGTGAATCTTTTGAACAAACACAAAAGAGGTTAGATGATTTACGTACTTTGATTACTGAAGCAACTATAACACCTAGTGTTGGTGGTGTTTCTGATAAACCAAATGCTTATATTGCTGCTTTACCTACTCCAGCAACATCTTATTTATATAGGGTTGGGGAAGAGGTAAATATTAATTTTACAGAGAGCTATACAGGCAGCGTAATAAATAAGCGTCAGGGTGTAACCGAATGTACCTCTGATACGTATAATCATTTGATTAATAATCCTTTTAGTGAGCATATACTTTATTTAAAAGAGGCTAAGCCACTAAGGTTGTAT